TGCAAATGCATTCTTCATTTTTGAACCATTGCTCCCTTGAACTTGCCTACGCTAGACTGTCGCCTATGGAACTTAAGGAACTGCACCAATAGCTTTGCAGTATCGAAAGTGTCAGAATACGCCTCATGCGCTTGGACTGTTTGGACTCCGAAAAAATCTCGCATTGTATCAAGTCTCATATTCTTAGGCTCGCCTAGGTTTTCAAACCAATAAAACAGGAGGTCCATGAGATCCATCTTGTTCACTTTAGCAAATGGCATTCCAGTCTTATGCTTGTCGGCTAACCGCTGACAAATCGGCAAGTCAAATCCGATGATGTTATACCCAGCAGCTATCGGCTCTGTGTACCAGTTTCCATAAGATTTTTCTATATTGAACTTCTTGCAGTATTCGCAAAAGTTTTTCCAGACTATCTTTTCGCTCTTCCCCTTCTTCCAAGACTTGATAATGTCGGCGCTAGTTACGCCCCTCTGTTTCGCATGCCATTCTATAGTCTTTTGACGGTCGTCTGTGAAGTACTCTTCTTTATTAAATCCGGGTGGCTTAATGACAGCGCTAAAAGCTTTCTTCTCTTTAATTTCCAAAGTTCGAGGATCGATAGGAATAGCCGCAAGCTCTACGGGATTGCAAGTATTTGGGTCTACCCCGTCTGTCTCAAAGTCGAACACCATAATCCACCGGTTATTCATCTCGTCTCCTATCCGTTGTCTGCCCTTGGAACCATGTTGGGAGGGGTTCCGGTTGTCATAAAATCTTCCAACTCTTCGCTTATTATTCGCCAATTATGTTCCCATATGCCTCCAAGATCGCAGTGGGCGCATCTTTCTTCAAACTCATCAACAGCCTTGCCACACCTCGGACAGTATATCCATAATGTCATTTTTATCCCCTCAGTATGTCCGGTACTTCCATTATTTTGTCCAACATTCTAATCCCCAATACATCTAGCTTTAAGAGTCCGACATCTTCACAGCTAGGCCCCTCGAACCCAGCCAGCAAGTCCGTTTCTCCTTTGTTCGCAGGCTTGATCATAGGGCACGTTTCTGAAATCGAAGATGGTGAAACTACCACCCCCGCAGCATGCTTGGATTGAATAATTTTAGTCCCCTCTAGTCTGATAGCTTGCTCAAAGATACGAGACATTTTACCTTCTAGCTTACCATCCTCGCCTATTTCACACCAGTCTTTAAGCTGCTGCTTTCTATTTTTTAATGCCCACAAGGTAAGCGATGATTCGCCAAGCTCCTCTTTCATGTCTTGAAGTTCGTCGGCAATTTTGGACTCATCCATGATGTGCTTAGTAATGTCGTTTTGTTCAGCAAAGGATATATTCCCCCTAGCTTGCATCACTCTTTTGAGTCCAGATCGCCCTTGCAAGGTTTGGTAGGTAACGATTTGTGCTACGTTGTCTTTTCCATATTTTTGCTTCATGTAGCTAATCACTTTTTCCCTAGCAACCTTGGGAACATCTATATCAATGTCAGGCATTGATATTCTTCCCGAAGTATTTCTTCCTGCGTTGTAAAATCTTTCGAAAACCAAATTGTGTCGCAAAGGGTCTATCTGTGTAATGCCAATAAGGTACGACACCATGCAGCCTGCGGCACTCCCTCTGCCGGGGCCTGTTAAGTAGCCTTCCTTCCTGCAAAATTGTAAAATGTCCTGCACGATTAAAAAGTATCCTGACAGGCCAGCCTCCTCAAAAACTTGAAGCTCCTTCTGGACCCGATCTCCGTACCTGTTAAAATCAGCGCCGTTCTTTTCGATGTGCTGCATTTTTTGAGACCATCCAATTTTACACAGATGTCTCAAATAGCTTTGAGCTTCGTAATTTGCTGGACACGAAAACGTAGGGGGGTTTGGTGCTCCTAGAATATCATAAGACTCACACATATTGGCAATCACTATTGTGTTTTGCAATTCTTCTTCAGTATGAAACTGACTCATCTCTTCGTAAGAGGGAATATGATAATTGTCAGAGGAAAAAAATGACTTAAGCGAACGAGACTTTCCCTCTTTTAATTCCCTGTGGACTTGGCCTATGGTCTTTTTTAAAGACGTGCAGAGGAGCACCCTCTGGTCTTCTGCGGCCTCTCTGGTAGGGTAATGAGCGTCTGGGGTTGCTACGGGGGGGATGCCTGTCTGCACGGCAATCTCTCGCAATCTTTCAGCGGCAATTCTGGCACCTTCATTATTTTGAGAGTCTATCAGTTGTATTTCAATAAAGAAATTCCCCCTTCCAAACATATCCTGTAATTTTAAAGCCGCGTTGGAAAGAAAACGGTCATCAGAATTTTCTAGTGCGGCATTGCCTAAGTAAGAACCCAAGTGACCGCTAAATGAAATCAGATTGCCATTTGCGGCAACTGCTTTTAATTGATCGAAATCAATACGAGGCTTATAGTAAAATTGATCAGTTCTATTTGATTGGGATACTAGCCGAAGTAGATCTTTCCATCCCTGTAAATTTTTCGCTATAACCACTTGGTGAACAAGGTCTCTATTTTCTGGAGACTGTTCGGAGGCATCGCCCATGCATAAGTAGAATTCACATCCCAAAATTGGTTTCTGAGATGCATTCCTAAGCGTTTTGGAAAAGTCAACGGCCCCAGAAACAGTTCCGTGATCAGTAAGGACGCAGGTATCTGTTTCTATATCTTCTAATCTTCTAGATATCTGTGACGTTTGTGAAAGCCCGTCCAGCAAGCTATATTCAGAATGGACGTGCAGCGGAACGTATGTCATTTCCTTCTCCTAAAGTCTCTCAATTCCGAGATGCTCACATTGTAGCAGTCTGCCTTGACTACATAACCGTTAGAGGGGTCAATGTCCCCCTTGTTAAGCCGCTGAGCCTTCTCGAAATATTCTTTATTGTCTAGCCATCCCAAAACCCAAGCCCTCCCCCATTTGCCGTGGACCCATTCTATGCGAACAAAAGCATACCTGTCACATGCCTGCTTGGTATTATACGCCGCAATTGAGCATTCGTAGTAGGGTTTCGGGATAGACGTGCATCTTTTAGTTTTTACATCGTATTTAAGCTCTTGAGTCTTTGCATTATGCACGATATCATAATCATATGTATTGCTGATCTCTCCCTTGATCAAAGAATTGGCAACTTCTTCCCCAAGAAATCCTGCTATATTCCCAGCACCGCTGAGAATGGAGTTTTTAATGACCCCCATCTCACGGGCTTTGGTCCAAGCTCTTTTTTTCATCTTCTGGGTTATCTTGACTTCTATCATTTGATTTTCCTTTTTTGCCTGAGAGTCCAAGTCCTATCTTGTAAGTCCTATATGCTCTTTTAGTGGGCCTGACAAAATAGTGCCCTATGAACCCCCCTATTCTTGGCATTCCCATTGACGTTCTCATGTAATTTTCAAGCCGGGTTAAAGGGCAGATTTCTCTAGTAAACGTGACAGTCAGGATGAAGCTATTAAGAGGCATCCATACCAGCAGAGGGTACAGAAATGGTAGGATGAAGAATGCCACGAGGTTAATAACTATCACAGACATGTGAAAGGCAACTAGTAAAGTAAGGACGACTTTCTTGAGGTGTTCCTTTCTGCTCGGTTTGACAGTGTAAAGCGAACTTAAAGTTTCTAATAGTGCCCGTAGCGTCTTGTCATCCGTCTTTTGGGCAACTTCCTGCTCTATTTTAGATGTGAATTCCCTCGCTTGGTCTTCGTCTAGAAATTCATTCAAGATGTCCGACAGCTTATTGAGGTCGTCCATGCGTTTCTCTGTTGACATTATATACTCCTTAGACCTCACCGGGAGGTTGATACAAGCCTATTTGATGATCGGGATGAGCGAGATTATCAGTAACCCAATCGATACCATATTTTTTGACCATATATCTCGCCTGCTCGCACTTGGTCATGACTTCTCCATGTCGCGTTCTTTGTCCCGTGCGACGTTCTATAAGCGGCTCAATAGAGGTATCTTCAAATGTTGTCTTTCCTTGATGACACAGCTTTGAACATTTCCATGACTGAGGAGGGTCCAATTGTCTAATGATTTTGGGATCGTCTGTATTCTTGATGAATTCAAATTTAGCCTTAAGCATCTCTTCCGTATCTTTAAGGTCTTTATCTTGGAAATGTAAAGTGAACGCTCCTCCATCATTGATGAAATATATCGTAATCAAAAAAGAAGAAACCTCGGGGAACATGTGCTTGACAGCATAATGATATATTCTCAACTGAGCATCATCAAAGAGGTTGTGCTGTGTTTTCTTCTTTCCTGTAGCCCAGTCCAACCGCCTTCCAGTTTTCCAATCTATTACTTCATATACGCCATCACCTAGATCGGTTACAAGGTCGATGGTTCCCTTCATGGCCAATTGGCCTTCCAGCTTTTCCTCTTGCATGTCATAAGAATATTTAGCCCAATCTTCTTCAATATAAAAATCGAAACGTGGCTCCGCAGCCACCACGTCTCTATTACGGGGATCAAACATCCCATCATTATATTCAAGAGCCTTCCAGACCCATTTTTCGCAATCTTTGGCGTCTTTATCTGTCCACGGATGGTGGGGGATTCTGCTAGTGTAGTATTCGTAAACCCTTGAGATCACCCTGTTCAGGTATTTTCTTTCGTAATTACAGGTACTGACTCTCCCAATTTGAGGATCTACAATAATCTTTTTGCCATCTTGCAGGCCTTTTTTGCAAACAGCGGCAATCTCCAGAGCTTTGTGGACAATGGTTCCCTTGTCAGCCTTTTTGCCAGAGTCTCCCCTCCATCCCAGCGTGTACTCCATGTAGTATTGCATCGGACAAAACCGATGGCAATTAAAAGACGACGACCTGAAATAGACTATGGGAATCATATGAGATTACCATATCGGTCTTTTCCCTTTAAGTTGTCTACCTCTTCCCACACTTGTGACCACCCCTCCTCGCTGTCTCCTCTTACCCGAGCGGCCTTATCGTCTATATAGATAACTCCCGCAGGCTTCCCCATATACGCATGATGATATTTTACACCATGTTCCTCAAGCCATTCTGTCCACTCCTTATAGCCCCTCCCGTACTGCAAGTGAATATTGCCCTTTTCCCGGTCTCCATATCTGGCAGTGTATAGAACAATTGTGTAGCCCATATCGTAGAGCCTGTTAACTTGATCGATGCCGTGCTGAAGCGGCCCGGCTTTAGCATAGTCTCCTCCATTATTTTTGTCTGCAATTACACCATCACAATCTACAATTAATGTGTTGGACGAATCTGGTTGCGGCATGGAAGCCTCCTATAAAATGTGAGGAATATTATCTAAATGCTTGATAGCTAAATATATCTCTTTATTTTGCTCTGGTATGGAGAGGTCGCTGTTGTCTACGATGACATCACAGATGTCAAAGCATTCTTCAACTTCAGTTTCGCTAGCGTGCCTATCTACTTTCTTGTAAGGACTCCTTGTTAGTCCTACTACAAACCCTCCGCTATCTTGGATGGACAGTACTTCGTTCTTGAATCTTGCATCTGAAACCAAGGCTAATTCGGGACCGTCTTCTTCTATTTGCTTCAAGCATGAATCGACCCATACATTTTCATATATAGAACGAAACATGTCGGTGCCTACATGTTGTAAGACTTCCCTTGCGGTCATGGACCCTTTTTTATCTTGTGAAAACCTTTCCCATTTAAAGCTTGTGAGAGTATTTTTTTGTTCATCAGTTCCGAACACCCACTCTTCTTTTAACCCCAGAATATCTATAGACATTCGTTTCAATTTCTCAGCAAAAGAGTATATCTTAATAAACTTGCCAAGCTCGTTATCGAAAAGATTTTGAACATCAACATAGGGGGGCTTGAACGGAATCCATTCTTCACCAGAAACAGAATCATCTAGAATGTCGCTAACTTCTATTTCGCCCTCATCGGTTAGGCGAGTAGACCTGCTTACTCCAAGCTCGGCAATTTTGGCAGCTAGAACAAAATTGCAAGCAGTGTCTTTGCCAGCTTGTTTTTTGCCTGCGAATCCAATAATTTGCGTCATGAAGAAATAACCCTATTCAAAGTGGCCAATGAACTTTCGGCGTGTTCTATGTCATCTACGAGCTTGATACATTCCTCAACCACATCGGGATGCTCCCCAACCCCAGCGGAACTCGTCAAATAATTATTAAGATTCGCGACCGCTCGCGATCTTTGAGCCATAAAATGTGCCTCCACCGCTCGCAAAATTAATTGAGCGCTGGTGGGGGGAGAAGCAGGAGCAGGAGCCGAAGCTGCTTCGCTAGAGGGATAGGCCCCTGCACCAGCAGGACTATCAGAACCGCCCATTTCAAAATTTTCAACCATTGTAAACATCTCCTATCTTACATATTAAAGGTTTAATATCGCTAGTCACTATATCTACATTCATATCCCCAATATCGTTTACGTCTAGTTCTGGGAAATATAAACGATACATTTTTGAACATTGTTCATGAATCTTTTTCGTGCCGCTTAATCCGGCCTCGTCATTGTCCAACAGGCAAACTATGGAGAGCGCTCCCGACGAGTCAATAATCTTTTTTTGGCTCTGGCTTAAATGCGCCCCAAAGATTGCCACTGAATTATGTATTCCCGCCTCCTCTAATCGCCAAACATTGCCCGGAGATTCTACCAAAACAACCACTCCGCTTTCTAGGATAGATTCCTTAGCGTACCAGTAATTATACAAGCAGTTTTCCTTCTGGAACCCAGCGGTATGCTTCCATTTGGGGAAAAAATGACACTCCTTATCGGGATCGTGATAATGTTTGCACTTAGAACATTCTGAGAAGATGCTCCTTCCCGTGAACCCCAAAATAATATCGCCGGAATCGTCGTAGACAGGAGCAACCGCCCTTTGGTAAAGAGCCTTCCTAGGCCTTTTGCACGTTCCAACATCGTACTTGTCAAGAACCTCAATGGAGTATCCTCTTTGCAAATAATATGATGATGGTATTTCTACTTTGCTTCTATAAAAATCCCTGCGGATACCAGTTAGGGCATTTTCAGGCATCATAAAGCCATTAATTAAAGAAGAAAACTGTAACTTATCTCCATCAATACTAGTGTGTTCTGAACTTAAGCTATCAAAATTTTGATCAGTAATCTTTAAAAGGAAATCTACAGTCTCGTTAAACGTGGCTTCTCTATCTCCATTAATTTTCCACTTATATCGTGTTCTAGAAAGACCTCCTCTTACAAGGCTAATCAACGAAGAGCCAAAAAGGTCTTCACACTGATGGGTTCTGCATTTGTAGTGAACACGAATGTCTCCGTTATAGTAAAGGTTTAGCGCGGTTGGATTGTCGCCCCCGTGAGTAAAGCAGGAAGACTTAATCAGTATGTCATTCCTGTAAGAGATCTCTGTTCCAAAATAGCCGTATATCCTCTCTATATTTTGCACCGCCAGCGCGGTCAGGGCGTTTAGTTTTGCCTGATCGTTGTATTTGTGAGACTCACGCGAAGGGTATGTCGTCATTGTCATTTTCCAATTGACCCTCGTCTTCTACAAAATCGGTGCCATCTTCTAGCTCAAAGGCAGTTTTGCCCTCTACTATCTTTCCGTATTTACCGATCATGTTAATGTTAATATAGTCTTTATCAGCTAGACCTTCCCCATGTCTTGCAATGACCGGGACTAACTTGCGATTACCATTTTCAGGGCCATCTTTCGCGACCTCTTCGTCAGACTTGGCTTTATAAATACTAAAATTAGAGCACAGCCAGATAATCCTATCCGAGCCGCTAGCGGTATCGGTAGACTCTTTGTTAATACCATCCCTGTTAAGCTGCACAAAGGCTAGAATCGGAACTTCGTATCTGATGGCGAAGTTATGCAAGGATGTCATCAGGAAGCCCAGTAGCTGATATTCCTTCATGTCTCCTTTGATATCTGATGACTCCATGATTTTTAAATAGTCATAAATAACTACGCAGTCGTTTGCCCTACCCTCGTTATTAATGCCTACTTCTTTAGCAATCCACCTTCGCATAATGGATAGCTGGTCCTCAAATGGTTTTCCTCCAATAGATTTATGGTAATAGGGGATGTCCTTGACAGCCTTAGCAGACTCGCGTATCTTTTGGTTTTTATAACTGTTAGAAGCAAACTTGCCAGTTTCGATATCGTTGATTGAGATCTCAGTAAGCATTGCCATTCCGCGATCCTGATGGTCTTTTCTCATCATTTCAGTGTCTAAGTTTAGCACTGGGATACCAAGAGTGCGGGCTATGTAAACAC